TTATTCCTCCAGTTGATGAAGACTTCGGCTGCGTATCTCATGTAGCAGCTTGTCTACGACTTCTTGTACGTCCAGGCTCCCCAGGTCTTTGCCACGGCGGGTACGAACGGCAACTTTGCCTGATTCGACCTCTTTATCACCGCACACCAACATGTATGGAACCCGTCGTAAAGTATGTTCGCGAATTTTAAAGCCAATCTTCTCGTTTCTCAAGTCCGCTTTTGCCCGAATGCCTGCATCTTGCAGTTTTTTGGTCAATTGCTGGACGTAATCAGACTGGCTGTCGGTGATATTCATCACCACTACCTGCACTGGAGCAATCCAGGTTGGGTAGAAACCGGCATATTCTTCGGTAAGGATACCGATGAAGCGCTCCATGGAGCCAAGAATAGCACGGTGTATCATTACCGGGACCACGCGTTCGTTGTTTTCGCCAACATACGACGCGCCTAAACGGCCCGGTAAGAAGAAATCGAGTTGCACGGTACCACATTGCCATGCGCGATCCAAACAATCATGCAAGGTAAATTCAATTTTTGGTCCGTAGAAAGCGCCCTCACCCGGCTGATATTCAAACGGAATCCCGTTTTCAGTCAGCGCAGCGGCCAGATCGTTTTCGGCTCGAGTCCACATTTCGTCAGTCCCGATGCGCTTTTCTGGACGGGTGGACAGTTTCACCACAATCTTTTCAAAGCCAAAGACACCGTACATATCGTAGACCATTTTGATGCAGTCGTTCACTTCGGAACGCACCTGATCTTCGGTACAGAAGATATGGGCATCGTCCTGGGTGAAACCACGCACACGCATCAGGCCATGTAGCGAACCGGATGGCTCGTTACGGTGGCAGCTACCAAACTCGCCCATACGCAGCGGCAGGTCACGGTAAGACTTCAGGCCCTGGTTGAAGATCTGCACGTGGCCCGGGCAGTTCATCGGCTTGATGCAATATTCACGGTTCTCTGAAGACGTGGTGAACATGGCGTCTTTGTAGTTTTCCCAGTGGCCGGTTTTTTCCCACAGCACACGGTCCATCATGAACGGCCCTTTCACCTCCTGATACTGGTGCTCTTTGAGCTTCATGCGCACAAAAGCTTCCAGTTCGCGGAAGATGGTCCAGCCGTCGTTATGCCAGAACACCATGCCAGGGGCTTCTTCCTGCATATGATACAGGTCGAGCTGCTTGCCGATCTTGCGGTGGTCACGCTTGGCCGCCTCTTCCAGGCGTTGCAGATAGGCGTTCAACTGCTTCTTGTCTGCCCAGGCGGTACCGTAGATACGTTGCAGCATTTTGTTTTTGCTGTCGCCACGCCAGTAGGCACCGGAGGTTTTCTGCAGTTTGAAATGGTGGCAGAAACGCATATTCGGCACGTGCGGGCCACGACACATATCCACGTATTCTTCGTGATGATACAGGCCAGGGCGATCGTCATGGCTGATATTTTCATCCAGAATCGCCACCTTGTAGCTTTCGCCACGGGCTGCGAAGGTGTCGCGGGCTTCCTGCCAGCTCACGGTTTTCTTGATGACGTCATAATCTTTGTCGGCCAATTCATGCATCCGCTTCTCCAGCAGATCCAGATCTTCCTGCGTCAGGGTATGGTCGAGGTCAACATCATAGTAAAAACCGTTGTCGATCACCGGACCAATGGCCATTTTGGTATCTGGCCACAGCTGTTTGATCGCATGACCCAGCAGGTGCGCACAGGAGTGGCGCATGATTTCCAGGCCTTCGGCATCTTTGATGGTAATGATGGCCAATTGCGCATCGGCTTCGATGGCATCGTTGGCATCGACCAGTTCACCGTTAACGCGGCCGGCGATACAGGCTTTGGCAAGACCAGGGCCAATATCACGGGCAACATCCATCGGGGAAACGGCATGGTCGTATTGACGCTGACTTCCGTCAGGAAGAGTAATAACAGGCATTCATAATTCCTTATCTACAGTGGTGACCCACACGACAGATCACATATAGAAATACAATATCGTTTACTTACATGATGTTATCTACGCTATTCAGCTTCACTCTGCCAAATATGTACACTCATATGTACACGATTAAAAATGTACCTATGGTGTGACGTGATAACGGACTGGCTATTCTAACATCATGGTTTAAGCGACTTCTAGCTGTTACTTAATGAACAACTCACACCACCAGATCGTCAAACTCGCATAGCCACCATCCCGCCCGCTACACTTTGTAATTGAATACGATCGGGAGAGACGCATGCGTAAGCTAACTATCATGGGGCAAGCAATCTTCTTCATGAACGAAAACGAAGCCTACCCATCGCCAGATATCAACGCCAGCGAATCGTTCTGCGTGTGGTTCGATGAGGAGGGACAGTATTGGCTGGATGTCTATTTTCAACGAGAGTGGCGAAGAGCTAGCCCTTACCCTTTCGCAGACTTTGAGGAAGTCTTCGAGGCGGTGAAGACCTACGACTATGTGATACCGGTAAAGAGATGAAAGTTAGCCGGGGTTACAATCGAGTCTTGTGACTATAACTACTGAATAAAATTACAGCACATGAGAAGTTGAGGAGCCGACTTATCATATAGTTATCAGATCTGCCCAGTGGCCTGAAGAGACGTTTGGGTAGAATAAGGCCACATCTATGCGGCCTTTTTCTTCGTGCAAAATAATTATTGCACGTTACAACGTACATGTGCATATAATGCTCGTACATACACAACACGAGCAAGTAAAATGACAGACACTATTGAGCACGAAGAAGAAAACGAACCAAATGGCAAGGCCAAGGGCGGTAAAGCAAGGGCCGCAAAAATGACGCCCGAGGAACGGAAAGAATCAGCAATCAAGGCGGCTCAAGCTAAAAAAGATAAAGCTGCGTTACCTACAGTTATCAATGAAGGTAAGCTTCGCATTGGTGATACAGATTTAGATGTTGCGGTGTTGGACAATGGAACTCGCGTTGTCACAGTAACATCGGTTTTTGAAGCTTTGGGAAGGACTCAGCGTGGTTATAAAAAATCATCAGAAAATCAAAGATTTGTTGGTGAGATCCAAATGCCTCCTTTTATGGATGCAATGAACCTAATTCCCTATGTAAGTCAAGACCTTAAAGATCAGATCCCCAGGATAAAATATAAAACTGAATCAGGCTTTATCAAGGAAGGTCATAACGTACTAATTCTGCCCTTGGTATGCGATCTCTATCTTCGCGCCCGTGAAGATAAAGCTATAAAAACAAAAGAACAAAACTCTGTAGCTCAGAAAGCAGAGGTTCTTGTTCGTTCTTTGGCAAAAGTTGGCGTCATCGCTCTTGTTGATGAGGCTACTGGCTACCAAAGGGATCGGGAACGAGATGCTTTGGCAAAAATTCTTGAGGCGTTCGTAGCCAAGGAGATACAGCCATACATCACCACTTTCCCACCAGAATATTATGAAGAGCTTTTCCGGTTAAGGGGGCTTGAGTACCCACCCTCTAATCCTAAGTTTAGGCCGCAATACTTTGGTCTGCTGACCAATGACATTGTTTACAAGCGTCTAGCTCCAAACATCCTAGAAGAACTGAAAAAGAAGACAAAAACAGCTTCGAAAGGAACAAAGTTATTCCAGTCTCTAACCCCTAACATCGGGCAGCAGAAGTTAAGGGAGCACCTATCTTCAGCTGTAACCGTGATGAAATTATCAAACGATTATCCCGACTTCATCTCCAAGATGAACAGGATTCACCCGAGGTTTGATGACATAGTCCCTCAAGAGTTAGATGATTTAGATAAGTAACTTTTAACCCGGCCCGAGCCGGGTTTTTTATGTCTGTCGATCGCTACTCCTACACCGCCTGAACTAAATCGCTGATCATGCACTTTTTCGGCACTCCTGCACTGGGCCGGGATTTCTGCCTGCCACCCGAGCAAGAAAGGCGCTGCCCCTTCCCTATGTTCCAACCCTATTGCGAACATTACGGAGCCGGTACGGGGCAGCATTTAATATGTTGTGGCGACTCTTAAAGTTTCAAGAGTATTACCGGGACTTCTCCCGGCCACACAGTTACGCCGTTCTCATCCATGCCCTTAGCTGCACGTATTTGCTGACAACAGAGAACGACTGCCCGCTACCGGTGTTTCCGATGGTGCCAGAAATGGTGTGTGTATGATCCCCAACGCTCGAAATCAGATCGTCAGAGGTGTTAAAAGGCGTCGTTATATCGATGCTCTCGCGATTGGATGATCCGCCATCCAATGCAGTATTTGAGCGATAAGAACGTAAGCCATGCGAGTGCGCCCCAGCGCCGCCAGAACTACCCGAGAAGCCGTGTGAGTGGCTCGGGAGGTTCACCACGCCCAACGTTACGCTATCACTACCGCCAGTGCTTAACGGTGTACCGCCGATCATGATGTTGCTTGATCCATAACTGGCGTTAAGGTCTGTCCATGTAGTGCCTGGGTAACTTGTGACGGGGCTGATGTTATTCGCTCTGAAAATCACATCTCCTACCAGGTGCGGGCAATCTGGGATACCGAGGTTCTCCCTTGCTTTAGCCTTATCGGGGACATCAGCAAGGTTTTGGTCTTTCCTGAGATAATCGGTGCTACTAAAAACGCCGGTTACCGGGTTTACGACCACGAACGCAGATAGCGCCGAAGAGAGCATAACAAGTAGCGGCACGTCCTTAATGATGTCACCGGCGATCAGTGGCGTATTGCCACCCTTCACTACTGGGTAGGTTCCAACCACCCGCCCGGACACCGTGAGCTGAACAGTTACGGCCCCGGTGTTGGTCAGCGTGGGCGTAACAAGTAATGGCGATCGGAGGGCAAACGTATTCCCGCCATTAACATAAAACGTAGACGGGATCGACACGGTAAGCGCGTTCGCAGAGCCGCCCGCCGTTGCAGACAGATACTTGCCGGATTGCAGATCCTCAATCTGAACGAAGTTGTTTTCCGAGCCCCGCGTAGGGAAGTTTGAGACAACATCATTCAGCGACCACCCTTTCGCCTTCGTCAGCTCTTGGCCGCGAATGACGGTGAGGTTATCCCCGCTGACGCTGACCAGGTGGCATATCTCGAATACCGTTTCCAGCTCGTCCGTCAGCGTGAGCTTTGCGTAAAGGGTGCAGGCATATGACGGATTGACGAGAGAGGCATCGGCTTGCAAGGTTTTGGCAAACAACGCGCCAGTACCAGGCATAACGGCGATAACCGTCTGTGTCGAGTTGATGTCAGCGGCCAGGGCTGACCGTATGTTATTACCGAACCCAAGGATCATAGCTCCGCCTCTTGCTCAATCGGATTTAATTCTTCGTCAAGCTGAACCCCAAACACGGCGGCAAGCCTGCAATAAAAATCATCACTGACTTTATTCGCCACGATATCGCCATCATTTATTTCAATGACATCAGCATCGCGGAGTTGCATTAAGTAATCACGAAACACTCCATCAGTCTGCTGATAGCCTATTAGTGATTTTATTTTATAAAAAGTTCTCATTATGCTCCGCCTCCGCCCCACGCAGCAGGGATTTGATTATAGTCAGATAGACCTGTCGTTTGATAAAATGCATTCGTCTTATTGCCGATCGCTGTAACGGAAGGTACCGCCGAAATAAAATTAAGACCTTTACCCTTCATTAAATTACAGTTATAAAATGCGGTGCTCGCACTGGTGATTTTAGGATAGCTTGGCAAGTTGAACATTAAATTCAAATCGCTTTCCAAAAGCCTACAAGAATTGAACATGCCAGTTATAATCTGCGCAGAAGTATTATTTAACAACCCTCCCCCCACGCTCACCAAACTGAAACAATAATAGAACGCGCTGTTAAAATTAGTTGCCTTTGCGTTATTCCTGAATAACCCCGCAGGAACGTTTGTTATGTTCGTGTGGTAGAATGTATTTTGGAACGAAATCGCATTAGGGTTATTGATAAACAAGTCTTCTGGTATCGTTGTTAAATTTACATTCTCACTAACAAACGAATCAAAGTATATCATCAGAGGACAGGTGGCAAATGTATCGACCGGGATACTTCTGACGTCACAACCAGCAAACATACCGCTAACCGTTGTCAACTTTGCATTATATTTAAACATAGCGGTTGGCAATGCGGTCAGATTTTTACAATCCAAGAATGAAGACGACAATACAGTTAAGTTGATGCAATTATCGAAGAACCCAGCAGGAATACTAGTTAATGACGTACAGCCGCCGAACATACGGGCCGTATTGGATTGAAGCGAGGTAAACCAATTTAGCAATGTAGGTGGCAGTGATGGTAACTTTGTGCAGCCATCAAACATGTATTGGACATCGTTTGTCTTTGTGCAGCCTTCAAACATGTCCCCTGAAAGAGAAGTCAACTCTGTGCAATACTGGAATGCATACGAGAAGGATGTCGCCGCACTGCAACCTCTAAATACACCAGACGGGGCGGTACTTAATGATGAGCAGCCATAAAACACAAACTGAAATGTGCTACACAGCGTCTTTCCATCAAATGCATGCGGCGTTATTTCTTCTAATGAGCTGCAATTTTGAAAACAAGCAGCAAATGTCGTAACTTTATTACAATCAGTAAACAATGGCATGTTAACTAATGAGGAGCAATTTGCAAATGTCTTAGTAAATGAAGATGCGTTAAAGCAACTTAAAAAAATATCAGCGCCAACCGTAGCCAGGGATGAGCAGCCCAGGAATATATTACTGAAATCTGTATTAGTGGAGCACCCCTTGAAAACTCGATTCCCTACTGTTTTTAGTGACACACAGCCTAAGAATGTTTGATTGAAACTGTTAGCGTTAGACAACCCCTCAAAAAGACCATCTGGCACTGATAGCAGGCCATTGCATTGATAAAACGTATTTCTGAAAAATCCGCCAGAAATATTTTTAAATAATCCAGATGGGATGCCAGTCAATGCATAACAACGAAGGAATGTTCCTTCAAAGTTTAGTGCATTTACGCAATCATCAAGCAATCCATCAGGAATTGCAGCGAGTGATGTAGCCCCTGCAAATGTATTATAGAACGTTGTTACGGCTGAGTTTCCCTTGAATATGTTAGGTGCGATCGTGACTATATTGCTACAGCTACTAAACGTGCTGTAAAAAGATTGGTTCGCAGAACAACCCATGAATAGCCCATCCGGCAAAGCCTTCAGTGATGAGCACTGTCCGAACGTTAACTGGAAATCACTTACTTTGGTCAGGTTAGCGAACAATCGCGGCGGCAGACTAATAAGGCCACTGCAAACGTTGAATGTTTCTCGGAATGATGTGACATTGACGCACTTATCAAACAGACCGCTAGGCAGTAGTGTAAGGGCTGTACATTGCCTGAAGGTTTGGAAGAACGAATCCGCATTAATACATTTATCAAACAGACCTTTCGGAAGCGTTAATAAACCAGTGCAGCCATTGAATGAAGACCTGAAGTCGGCCGCATTTGGCAAGTAATCGAATACACCATCATGAAGCAAATAAAGGCCGGTGCAGTCCTTGGCGAAATAGGTCATATCGGTCCTGCCACTAGCGACCATAATTATTTCACGCAATGTATTAAACACCATGCCGCTAGTTAGCGTGGTATTGCTACAGAATCGAATGGTATCGCTACGCTTTACAGTGATAGTGTAATCATTGCCAACGGCAAGCGGGCGAGTCGATATCACCCACCCCCAAGCCATGTTAGGGCTATATTCATCAGCAACAAAACGGTAATCCGTGCTATCTACACCATCGCCATAATCGACAGTAAATACCTCGTCCATTCTGGCGTAAAATATTGGACGCGAAACACTATCTATGCGCATGATAAATCGCGTGGCGCTAATTACATTGGTTACCACAGTGGCGGTATGCCCGCCATCTTCCGTAGTTACAGTAACGTTTGTGCTTCCGAATTTCTTCCCGCCAGTTATGACTATTTGGCCGTCAGCCATGGTAACCCCTCCAGTAAAGGATTATATATTTTGCTTTGGTGGTTTATTCTTCCGGTATGGTGACCGTAGCTATAGAGGTGTCTGCCGATGCGGCGGTGAAGTTTTTATTTGTTGCGTCTTTCGGTAAGATAGTGACATCAATAACTCGGCTCTCACCAGGCAGTAATTCAATCGTAACGTCTGACAATTTAACGCCTGTAACCGGAACAATTTTGTAAACCACTACATCGTAGTTATACATAAATGGCAGCTTTACAAACTTCTGCTCTATGCATGCCTTTAACGCCTGGGCAACGCCATCATCATAATCAGGTATCCGAACATAAAAGGTGCCATTCTTCGAAGTGATGCTGATATCAAACGTTTGTTGCACCGGGGGATCAACGCCATCCGGCCCTTGAATAAATCTCGCTATTCGCCGCTTGAACCATGGCACGGAAAAATGGAACCCGTCACCCTTGTGAAAATTCCACGTCAGCACCCGTTTGAACAGGTCATCAGATAAATAGCTGTATTGGCCAGCGATGTAGCTCGACAGCGTGGCATAAGGGATGGAGTTATACTCAACCGAGTTGTAGTCGCCCTTCTGCGTTTGCTCTTTGACGATTTGGAGCGTTGGTCTAATCGCCCCGTAAATCCCCTGCGCTATCCAGTCCAACAGGTAGCCGGTTATGTGGGGCGACGTCCAACACGGTAGCGCCAGATTATTAAACGCTGTGAGATATTCTTGGCTCAATTCGTTGGTTGCATCGAAGAACGCGCAGACATCCTCATCGTCGTTGTATTGAATAAACGGGTATGCTGGAATTACTTTGGTTTCAATTTGTTCCATCATATTTTTGCACCGTTACGTGAGAGGCGTCAGTCGTGAAATATTTGTAATAATCACCAGAAACCAAGCCGGTATTCGGGTCTGGTTCGACAATGACGCCATCGATAGCTACGCGGATCCGTATCAGGGATATTTGCTCGACGCTAAGAACGGAACTCACTGCCTTTTGGAATAATGTTTGCAGCTGGTAGATGTTTATCGGCTGGCCTACATAGACATCGTTGACGTAATCAACGATGGCGGGTACAGCAAGCACTGACACGCTGGCCGGGTCGGTGAACACCGTTCCCGTCGTGTCCCATGTAAGCATTACCGTAGCCGCCTGCGACGACGGCACAACGTAAGGAATGATATAGGTGTCAGGGAAGTCGTTTAACGTAATCACTTCTTTGTGGGGTACATAGCCGCTGCCACTTACCACGTCTGCCGTGAGCATCGAGATATCTGGCACCGATTGATAAATCGCCCTTGCCACTTCGTACGGATCACCACCACCAACGATAACAGCCCATTTCCCCAGCTCTACCTGGCGGAACGCAATCCGGTTGGCGTGAACACCGGCAACGTTTGCCAGTGCTGATTTTAGCTCGTCAGGCGTCCCCTGCACGGCGAACATGCCCGCATCCATAACCTGAGTGCGGTAATCGGCGATCGTCTGTTCTTCAAGCCCTGGTGAGCCTTCTACCGTGTTGGTCACGGACAGCGTTATCTTGGCGGGTATGGAAGTGATGATCTGCGTTACGGTACCGGCAGGAACAGCCCAGGAACCGGACGACGTGGCCAGGCAGTAAACCGAGGCACTCTGCCCGCCAGCCGGAATGATCGCGTTGTTCTGCACCGCGTATTGGTGGTTACCGTCACTGACGATCAGCCCGCGCGGAACCACGAACCCCGGCGAGCCCATGAAGACCACCAGCACAGAGGTATTAGTGCCTACGCCACGCTGTATGCCGTAGATGCTGCCCAGTTGCTGCAGTAGAGGGATATTGGCCCCGTATGGCGTCACCGAGTTGATTGTATCCACCAGCGCGTTATCGATAAGTGCAATAGCCCCGGTCGATGTGCTGGCCAGATCGGTGATCAGCGCCGGGGGCAAGTTTGCCGTGTATCCAGGCACCTTGGCGGCCACGCTGGTGATCAGCTTGTCATAAAGCTCCTGCGGCGGCGTAGGCTGCGCCCCCGATTGTGTGACGACTACGGGTAAATCGGACATGGTTTCGGTTACTCCAGGCGTAAAAAAAACCCGCTCAGTGGCGGGTTGAAGATTGAATGTTCTGCAGATAACTTGCATATTAACGCTTTGTAAGTCCGTGGTGATAAGCCATTAATAAACCCACCTGAGTAGTAGATAAGTCTCACACCAAACCTATATGCACGGAGCATGGATTGAAGAAATGAAAAAACTTTGTTTAGTTATCACCCTGGCTCTCTTACCTGTCGCCTTCTCATCATCGGCAGAAAAAAAACTAACCGAACACGAAGTTCTAGTGGCCTGCAACAAGTCATCTTCTAAGCTTGTTGAGTCTTATGAGAAGGAGATTAAATTTCCTGAATCCAAGTTGCTTGATATTCTCGAAAACACCTCTAACGTATGCCAAACCGCTTACCAGTCAGCAAGTGACGGAATGAAATATAAGGATATTGAAAGAGCCACCACTGCTATCGCACGTAAGGAATACTTAAAACGTAAGGACCAAGATCCTGCTGTTTTAGAAAGTCGGTTTAGGCTAATTTTAGATTCTATACAAGTCGGATTTTACTTATTCGAAAATGGCGAACTACCTAGAAAGTAGTTCATACCGAAGATCACACCGCTATCTGACGTCTAAACGTTGTCCCATTGAACATGATAACTGAAAGGTCATAGGTGGGATTAGCCGCGCCTGGTACCTTCTTCACAGATAGCGAGGCAAAGTACCGGCTAAACTGCTGCTGTACCATCGTCACGTAGTAATCAGGGTACACCTGTTCAATAATAGATTGCTGTGCCGGTATGCCGTACTGGGCATAAAAAGGTGACTCAGCAAGGCCCAGCTTCAGCGTTTGAATTAGCGTGGTGATCCAACCGTAGGAGAAATCTCCGCTGGCGTCCGACTCTACGGCTACCCATTTCTTTACGCCATTTTCTTCTACACGGCCCCATGTCCTCATTGTGGCTTCTCCGATGTTCTTGTTGAGCTGCCAGGCTCGACGTTATTCACATCGTGCTTGTGGCCCATCAGGCTAATGTCACCAGCGGTAGTGTCGTTCTCAACGTGCAGCGGGCCAATAAGCTTGGCGGTCGTACCGCTTGGCATCTGGTCAGCGTCCTGCACTATCTGGCCGTTCAGGTGGATCATGGCACCATTCAAGTAAATTTCCTTGGCGTTGATGGTGACCTTATCCTTTTCGATAATAACCGTTGCCGTGCCAGCCTCATCTTTGCAAATCACCCCCTCAGGGCCGTACACAACGACTTTTTTACCGTCCTGCGACGACCAGGTTATATTCCCCACCGGCATAAAAAATAAGGCGGTCAGGGATGGCGGAGCGCTCATATCAGGCAAGCCAACACCAAGGCCCGTCACGTTACGGATCGAAACGCTCAGGGGTATTGTCACCCCCTTGTCACCAATCTGGATCGGGTACCGGATATACTCAGGCCCGAATACGGGGATCGTAACTTCCGGCAGGTTGTAGTTTCCCGGCAGGATATCGAACATCACGGTAACGATAGAGCCGTTCACTGCGGTAACATGGCAGGGCCAGCCATTGCCATCCAGATTGGCATTGCCATCTATTGCCGCCTGACCATGCTCAGCCATCGATTTCATGAAGAAATTCTTTTGCCCGTTGCTCATCTGTCCACCACATCTTTTAGTCTCGGAACAGCCTCAAATACGGTTACCCAGCCATCCTCAGACACATTGTAATAGTCGCCAATATGGCGCATCCCCATAACCTCATATGTCCCAGAGAAACTGAGGCGTTGCTTTTCCGAATACTGGCCCATCTGGTTTCCCACGGCGAGAATGGAGTTTTCTCCAATGGCATCAAACGGCAGCGTGATCCAGTCGCCAACCTCGATATCAGGCCTCATACTGGTTTTTATTGAAATGCGCTGGGGTTCCAACCATGTCGGTTGCCCTATTAAATCCCTAGCCTGTATCGGCTTCGCTTGCTTGCCATCTGAGCCATCAAACACGTTGATTTTGTTTTTCTGCACGGCGATGTTAACGCCTGAATAAGTCCGTTGCCCCAGCATTCCTGGCGTTACTCTTTTCAGCATCTGAGACATTTCAAAGATGCTTCTGAATATCGCTTTCCAGTCTTCATAAAGCACCAGGTTTTGGTGAATATTGACGTTGATTTCCAGCTTTTGCGCTCTGTTTTGATAGGTTACTTGCAACGCTCTGAGTATGACATCGCTCAGTTTATCGCCCTGCCGGCCATCCATCGTGATAGTGAAAGGTTTGCCCACATCATCAATGATATTGCTTGGCCATACCGGGAGATTTAGCGTTTGATGTACGCCCTGCCAATTGCCATACGGGCCGTATATTTGCCCCTTCAACAATATGCCTTTGCGTGATGGATTGGCTAACGGCAGGCCCGCAGAAAACCCACCGTAAACAGTGATGTGCGCAAGATGAAGGTTTACCGCCTGGCGAAGCACGGACACAGGCAGACCGAAGACTGTCAGCATTGCGCCACCAGCCAGCATATCCGATCCAAATGTTGGCGCATCAAGGGTGATCTGCAACGGGGCGCCAGGTCTGGTGGACTCATTCAGTGGGTTTTTATCGCTATCCCATGGCCCGATATCATTACCTGCAGCGTCTTTGATTCTCTTCCCTTTCTCGTCCGTAATTTCTATTCGATAATAGCGCATTACGTAGCCTCAAAATTATTGGTGCTCTCGCGGTAAATCAACGATCCAGGTGCAAAAGGCAGCGCCAGATTGATATCGCTATCCAGCGGTGAGGCGATCATAGGGACAAAGAGCACAACGCTGTTATTACCATCTGTGGCCTGGATAAAATACCGGTTTGAGTACAAGTTAAAGAGGACGGTAATAAACAGCGTTTCCCCCCCTACGCTGGCAGTGAAGCGAAACGGCGCTTTATCGGATGGAATAAAAGTTGTGTAGGTTGTCATGATGGGAATAGGCTCTTTATGCTTTCGAACATACCAGACCAATTCAGGCCGCCAGGGGACGGGATGCCACCCTCGAATTTACTCATCAAATTACCCAAGGTGGCGTTTAGCTGAGATTCGTACAGCAACGGTTGTTCAAACTCAAAAGCCCACTTGTACTGCACTTGTTTCACCTGATCGCTAAACCCGGTCAGATCGACCATTGAACGAAGTAGACACCCTGTGTAGATGAAAGACGGTGTAAGAACGGTGTAGGTACCGCCTAGGTCAGTATGATTATCCAGCGCCAATTTCAACGCTGTGAACATCACCGGCTTGGCTAAATACCCTCCGTTTGTCGTGGTCGCTGGCCGGGTCATATTCAAGGTGATCCGGTTGGGCTTTTTAACTACCGCGTTTGCCGCTGTTGCCTGGTTGAGAAATGGATATGTAGCAATGTCATTCACAATCAACGTGCCACCGGCTGCCGGTTCAAAGTTGGTTGTTAACGTGTCTACATTTAGGTTCGCGCCATCAAGTAGGCCATTTACAATACTCAATCCTTCAGTAAAAACGGCAATCGGCAGCACTCCACCAGGCACATACCTTGCTATTCCATCCACCAGCAGGATCGGGGTTTTCTGGAACGAGAGAGCAAACGCACTTTCATAGATATTCACAACGCCCCCTTAGAATGGAATGTTGATAGGTGGTGGCATATTCGAGCGGAGCTGCGCGTTGATGTCAGAACCTGGCGCCTGGTTCAGCGCAACGTCGATCACAATGCGGCTTTGTGTAGCAACTTGGCTCTGTTGAGTTCCGCGCATTGCGATACGAGAGAGTGAGTCAGCCTCTCCGATTTGCGGCAGTATCTTTCGCAGGTAGTCATAGGTTTCTTTTGGCAGTGACGTCAGTCCGTGCTTATCAACGTTACCCATGCCCCAGTTATAAGCGGCGACAGCTTTTGCGGCATCACCATCATAGCGCTTGAACAACATCTGGAAGTAACGCCGGGCAGCAGCCTCGGCTTTGTCTCTGTCGAACACCTCACCGCCGCGCAGGCCCATATCCTTTGCCGTTCCCGGCATAAACTGGAATGGCCCCATTGCTCCGGCTTTTGATACTGCAAAACGGTTACCACCAGACTCTACTTGCTCAACCACATTCAATAGGTTTGATGGCAACCCATCGCCCCCACGCGAACGACGCGCCGCCTGCGCATGTTGCACAGGTTCCTGCGTTGATTGGTAATTTTGCCAGCCGCCAGCCCTCCACCGCTCATCAAGATCAGGGAACATATTCTTCCCAACGGTGCCAACAACACCCCCTACTGTTTGCCCTATGGCCTTTACTCCGCCCCAGAAGCCTCCGTTTCCGCTGCCTTCCCTCGCCGGTACGGCCAAGGTCGTTGCGGTCGCTGATATAGCATTGTTGAAGCTGCTGTCACTTTTGGCCCTGGCTAATGCGTCAGATCGTTCTTTTTGCTTTCTGGCTTGGTATTCTGCGTCTGCCTCTCCCTCTTTTTGGTCACCTCCAGGCAGCCAGCTATAAATCCACATAATCCCGTGCCCAATAGCCTTGACGATTTCGGTCACAGCTCTACTGAACTCGCCTAAGTCCTTTTGGAAACCGGGATTGCTGATCCAGGCACTGAACGATTTAACCCCATCCGCAAGGGTATCGAATACCGCCTTACCGTTCGGGCCGCTCAAGAATGAGTCCACCGCATCAGAGAAAGTCTTAGAAAGCTTCTCGATAGGCTCGTTCAGCGTCGCCAGTGCAGTCTTGAACGAGTTAAACATCCTATCTGTCGTGGTATCAAAAGTGGTATTGAGGGACTGATAACTGCGTCCGGTTTTTTCCGACATTTCCAGCAGGTGTGATGTGGCCTCATACCGCCTATTAATACCGGGAATGATGTCACTATTTGCGCCGTACTGATTAAGTTCGCTTTGACTAACCATCCCGCCAAGCTTTAATGCGTTAATCCTGGAATATGCCATCCCAGAGCCATTGTCACTTGCGGCCAGATCTGAAAGTTTCTGGATTAACAAGGGCAGGTTTTTCCCTGGGCTATCTAGCGGATTTAACCCAAGGGACATAAGGCCTGGCCGGTATGGCGAACCAACATCACTATTTGCGCTATTCAATCCCTGAAGCAGGCTATCAACGCCACTGAACCGGTTGCCGTAAACATTCTTGGCCGCTTGCATCTGCCCGGTGGTCATCTTATTGCCTTGGGCTGTCATTAACTGCTGCCCGGCGTTCTTGGCGATCATGTTGTAGCCAAACGCGCTACCGGTACCGAGCAGGGCCATTTTCAGCCCCCAGGATATGGCAGATTCAAACAGTCCTTTCAGCATGCCAACGGTCTTGCCGAGCGTCTTGTTTACCTGGTCGAAGCTTTTTTCTACGGCCTTGGCGAGCTTGTTGACGTTGTTCAGGAAGCCTTTTCCACCCCCGGCCCCATCCCCAGAATCGTCACCACTTGCCCCACCAGCATTCCCCCCACCGACACCACCGGGAGGAACGCCACCCCAGCCACGACCAGCGCCGGTATCCAGTGGCGAACCGTATTTACTGTTAAACCGTTCCGCCGCTGCGCTCAGCTTTTCAATCAGCGAAAGAGCCTCTTTCAACTGCTCGTTATCGACGGGGATCGTAATTACCGGGATATTCTCAGACATTAGAAAATACTCTTCTTGTGCTTCATCAGTTCGCGAAACTCGGCAGCGGTGCGAACCTCGAAGTTATAGGCCCGCATAAAGCTATCGATCCCCTCATGGCATATGAAATCTAGGATGGCACTGACAACGTGCTCTCCGTCGCGCCAGAACTCTCTTTGACGGTCGATGTCGGCAATGATACTGCCCACTCCATAGCTGTTTGCGATGTATAAACACTGTTCCAAAGAGAACTCATTTCTTTCATCAGCCCCTTGACCTGATTTGGCCTGTTGATCGCACAAACGCATGTAAAAAAAACAATCTCGCCTAACACATCATCTTCATCGACAATTTCACGGGAGATCGCCACATCGAGCGGAATTTCTTCCCAGCCTTTACCCTCGACCGGCACGATCGCCGTTGAGTTGCGGATAATTTCTTGCAACAGGGTATTTTTAACGCCAGTTTTACCCTCCCAAACCTCATCATTTTTAGCGACACGTTCAAGCATGAGGTACGCAACGCGCGGCCCGGCCAGCACCCCGAGTCCCTGCCCGAAGATGGCGGCAAAAGCTTTACTTAACGTCAAAAAGTGCTCGCGGTAGACGGCCTTGGTGATCGGTGTTGAGTGGACGTAGATATTCCCGCTCGCCGTTTCTACCGGGGTGACCAAATTCATTTTGCGTGAAATTTCCATTACAGCTCCCACATAGCCGAGTTAACGTCGTAAATGCCAAACACTGACACCAGAAACGCCGGATCACGACCGGAGAAACTCACGTCGCCAGCCGAGCGGATTGTTGCGCTGCGAATGGAGAAATCGCCCAAGGTGCTCGAGTCTGAATAAACTTTTGCGTCCCCCAGCAACGTGTCCAGCTCAATCTGATTTTTGAACAGTTGCGCCATGCCCTGACTGCGCACCATGTGGATCTGCATGTTGATCATCTGGTAGGGGTTGGGGGACGATACGCCGCCCGTCATTGTCGGCAGCAGAACACCAGCATCGCCTTGGAATTGAATATCGATCGCATCCTGCGTTAAGAACGATGCCGTGATATTCAGTTCGGGATATTGGACGAATTTAATCGAGGCGCGAACTTTATTCAGTACGCCTTGCGGTACGAATGGATTAGCCATTTTTTATTTTCCTGATTAAGAAAGCTGCATCGTAACGACGACGTTAAAGATAATTTTCATGAAGCCGCGCATCGGCGTGTATTCCGCCGAAAGGCCCGCATACCGTCCGATCGCGTAATCGTTGGGGTTGTTTTTCACATAAGTGCGGAACGGCACGGCACCCACAACCGGGTTACCATTAACCAGCCCGTAGGTTACGCCGGAGTTGAACACGCCCTGGGCGCGGTTTTGCAGCCGGTCAATGCCTCGCTGCTCGTAATACAGCGGGTTAATCGGGTTGTTGCTACCGTTGAAAATCTCGTTGGCCAGCGCCATCTGGACGTTAATCTGGATCCAGTCCACGGAATACCAGTATGTCAGGTCGTTGCCGTCCGCTGACATGCCGTTAAAGTAGACCGTGTTGCTGATCCCCCCTTCCGCGCCGGTGCCGACGTAGTTCACATAGTTGGTGGTCAGCAGCTTTTTAACCGCCCCTTTCGCCACCAGCGCCACCACGCCGATCAGATAGCGGAAAGCCATCGGCGGGACTTTGTTGATATCGGACGGCGACGCGCTGATAAACTGCCACATCGCGGCGGCGGAGTTACAGATCGCCGGGTCAGCGCTTTTCTGCGTGGCTACAAACGACTTGATAGTCTTATAGTGGTATTTGGCTGCTGTCGCATCGGTATCGATGAAGAAGTACACCATGGAGGTATTCGCGGAGTTATTACGGCCCAGCGTCACCAGCTTGGCGTTGCCGTCCCACGCGACCGGCACCAGGTAGGTATAGAAACGCACGTCCGGATCGGCCATGTAGGCTGCGACCGCGTCAATACCGGCATCGACCACCGATCCCACTTCCATGATGTAGATACCAAGGCTATTCCCCTGCGCAAAGAACGTCGTCACCGCAGCATTCACGGCGGCATAGGTGGCAGCGGAGTCGTTTGCAATGGCGGTAAATTCGGCGTAGGAGGTGATCAGCGTTGGCGTTTTCGCCGCAAGTGTTGTCGCCCCGTTCGAAATAATCACGCCCGTTTGTTGCAGCGTGGAGGGAATAGCGCCTACAGTCTGCGAAACGTTTACCGTGACAATTCTGTAATCGTCATTACTCATTATTTGATCTCCAAAGTGATAAAAGCTTCTTTAATAAGCTGTAGGGCAATATCCCTGGCGGTGTGTTGGTAATAGTTGATGTCGAAATCAATGTGCTTTTTCTTGGCCAGCGCGTTTATTTCGACCTGGTTTAACTTGTCGTCAATAACAACCGGCGAGTTAGTGATGCCAAACTCTTCGAAGTCGAGCGCCTCGTTTACGATGTAATCGACGTAATCCAGCGCCTGCTTGTTGTTCATGCCGTACAGCGTCACGCGAACAGTGTCCTGTACGTGCTGGCTGCGGGTCAGATAATGCGGTGCCGCCTGCAGCGGCTTCGTGTCCTTGACGTCTGCCACGATATACGGCGGCAGCATGTCCGAGGGGGAGAGATACGACGGGTAAACAGTGCCGTACTTCGTCAGGCGCATCCAGATCGGCGTACTGTTCGATAAAATCAGGTCAGTGTTGATATCCGCTGGATCGTCAATAATCTGCGTTCGCAGCGTCGGCAACACGGCCAGGCCTCGGTAGTGGAATATGCCCGCTTGCGTATACTTGCTTTCCATACGCGAGAAAGAAAACTGCACCCTGTCATAATCGCCCAGGTACATCCATTTCGGATCTACCATGTTGAAATCGTCAATCTGTTTTAACGGGGTAAAAATGATGTAGTTCATCGACTGCGACGCGGTGGTCGTCTGCTCAGACACCGCCTGCCGGTGCAAGCTGCCCTGAATGGTCACCGCCTTCTTCAGCTTATCCAGCCCCAGGCGCTCCAGTTCTGCAGGATTGACCAGATCCGCCCTCACCCAATAGATGAACCCGTCCAGCGGCAAAACCTGCTTAACGTAGAGCTTGAAGGTGATTTTTTGGCTGGTTGAAATGGTGTCTACGGCGGTGTGAAGGGTGTCGGCCAACTGCGTTTTGGTGCGCTTCGCTATCTCATCAAGTTTCGCCATTGTTGCTTATCCACGCTATAAAGCTGGCCTTGAACAACCCTCCATCGATAAACGAGGGACGGCGCGGGCCGGTTTCTTTTTTCAGGCGAGAGTTAACCCCATGCAACGCCGACCAGGTAGGTACCCCATCGACGCCAAGCCCGGCCATTTCTTCGCGCTCTAGGAAAATGTTAAAGCTGCGCACTATCTCGCCCAGAATGATTGTTTCCTGGTCGAACGGCGCGCCGTATTTGATGTGGTTTATCAGTCCGAGCCGTATCTCGTCGGATACCGCTAACAAAATGTCGTCAATGTGTTGCTCGTAGAAGTGGGTAAACAGCTTGTACTGTTCTTCGAGATCGACGGCCACCTGGTGCGTGGTCTTCCCCGGTTCCTCGCCGTAGTCGTAGGGCATATCGATAACACCCAGCTCTACTTTCATGGCGTCATACCCCAGTGGCTCCCCATCTCCATCAGAACGGCCAGAGCCGGCTTGCCGTAGGGATCTTCCAGCATCATCAGGTCGGCCAAGCTGAGATTACTCAAGGCATCCCCGATAACCGTCGATCCAGAAGTGCCTTGATCGGCTGCTGACGTCATGATGCCAGCTGCTGCGCGCCCTATGCTCAACTTATCGCGCATATCGGCAAAGTAGGTGCTGGGCGGCGTGTCGTCGGCAAAGTGCAAAAGGAACGACGCCCCGAGGTTGTACACGGTATTGCGATAAATGACCGGCAGGCACTCAAGGCCCAGGCCGGTAGGCACCCATTCGAGCGCGGCCGCATAGACGCACTGCAGCGTTTCGTTGTCGTCTGCAATTGCGTCCACAGGAACCCCCACGTTATTGCGAATAAAGTTGAGGAATCCGGTAAACGTTGGGGGTATCTGGATCATTATTTGGTGACCTTCAAGTTTTTCTTAACCGGGGATTTGTCATCCTGCTCAGGGTCGAGCGGTTCGCTCTGGATCGTCATTTCCAAACCGTCCTGCTGTTCCTGTCCATGGTTAACCGCGACGTTTTTAATGTCGTTGTTAATCACTACCGCGCTCTCCTCAACGATTTTTTCCGCTCGGTCATCCAAAAACTCAATGCGGGCCTCATAGCCGTCCTTAATTTTCGATACCTTGATCTCGCGGTCGATGGAATAGCAGATGCCAGAGAAATCCTTGGGAATTTTGGTTACATCAACAAAGCCGTAGCGCTCATGCTGATCAATGATCGCCGTGATGTCGGTATCTTGAACATCAATAGAGATCTGGTCGCCAGCGGGGATGTGGCGGGCAAAAGGTTGACGGCGCTCCGGCAACTTGTAATTGAACAAATGACGCTGAGGGGAGCAGTTGGCGATATGGAGTTTCATTCTAAATCCTCAAAAAAATGGCGAGGTTACCCCCGCCAATTAGGCCAAATAAGGAAAATGGGTTTGTTATGAGTAGGCGGCAGAAAGCAGGGTTACGCCCTCGGCGCGCAGGTTCCAGCCTGGCGTTGCCCGCATGGTGTAAAGCGTGGTTAACCCGCCATCAGGGATCGGCGTTGACACTTCGGTCGGCGCGGCCACATCACAGAACATCTGGTTAACCGCGCGCTGGTTAGGCGTCAGGCTCGCAAAGATGTTGGTGTTAATGCTGCTGTCGCTGGCCGGGACGTTCAGCACCACGGCGCTGATGATGATCAGATCCGTACCGCCAGCCCCTTTACCGATCAGCGTGTCGTCCATGGTGAAGATGATTTCGTCCTGCGCAGCTTCGCCTGCAACTTTTGCGATGATGTTCCCAGCGGTATCTGTACCGGCACCTGGACGCTGATAGGAGGTCAGCTCAACAATGCCGGTATAGCTGATCGCGCTGTTGAAGCGCTGCGGTGCCGTGATGGTGATCAGCGCCGGTTGCCCCAGCATCAGCATGCGGGTTTTCAGGTCTGCGATGTGGCCCAGAAGGAACCGCGCCAGTTCGCCACTGTCCCAAGCCGGGTAAGTCGTTTCGCCGCCGCTGTCTGCCGCCAGGCTAACGGTGGTTGCTCCTGCCGTGTTGGTGATGCCTTCCCCGTTCGACGGCTTGAGCCCGTAAAGCAGCATGGTTCGCAGCAGTTGTGCGATACCCTGGCGCGCGGAGAGCTGCAAGGCGCTGACCAGCGAATAACCCCAGTTGCTGGCCGCCTCATCATCAAACAGGCCATATTGCGAACGTGTCGCAATGCGGTAGGTCTGCATCTGGGTGTAGCCAGGAACCACGGAGGAGGAGGCAACCTGGTTAGGCAGCGACTGGCTGGCCTGTACCTGGTTGGTCATGCGCAACGTTTTTTGATAGACCAGCAGGTCATTGCTGCCGATCTTCGCTTCCGGTTTACCGCCCGGCAGCAGGTCGAATGCGCCGGTGGCCATGCTGTACTGCATGGCGATTTCCGGCAGCATCATCGACGGGTTCAAGATTTTAAATGCGGGTGCAAAGTTACTCATTGTTTAACCTCTAAATCAGATAGAGAACAGGCCGATCGGCTTGTCTTCCCAGTTAACGTCTTTGGTCGTTGCGTCTTGCACCGCCGCCATATTGCCTGTTGGGGAGACTTTCAGCAGGCGGATAGAAATGCCGTCAGCCGTGGCAACGTCGATCACCTGCGCTGCCGGATCCCATTTGAATTGCGTACTGGTCGTTGAGGTAGTCCCGTTCGCCAGTGCGGCAACCGCTGCGCTGATCGGCAACGGAATACGCGCGCCGGTACCCAGGCGGTAGTAATGCACCCCGTTACCGGCCATAAACTGCGGTACGCCGTTATTCGGAGTAACGACACCGTGGTTAGCCTGGTTCATCACCATGAAGCCGTTGCACGATGTAGCTGTCGCCTGGCGGATCACCGCACCGAGCATTGCTTCGCTTGATTTCGGCACAGACTCAATGATCCCCATGCCGCCCCACATCGAGCCGGCCACATCATCGGCCAGGACGCCAGCGGCCAACAGTAAGCGAACTGCCGGATCGTCTTGTGCGTCGCCCTGCACCAGCCCGAACGATTCGACGTTAAAGCTGTTCTTGAAGGCGGGGCCGGTTTTGAATGCGTTTTCTAAAGCCATTAGCGAGTGCTCCCACTGTTAAATTTTACCAATTTCTGAGCCGGTACCTTTACGGTGCGCAGCCAGGTGTCCATGTCGCCCTGATAATGCCGAACCGGTCGGCCTGCGGCATCGTGGCGAATCGTCTCGATCAGTCGGCCAGGCGTGTTGGTAACCTTGCGCTCAAACTCTTTCTTGGCTTCGACAAAGATGGCGGCCTGCATGGTCTTCAACGTCGCCGAGTCAGCGATCGCCCGGATGTTCGCACCGGCAAACGTCGGCGCGTATTTCTGCATGATCGACAGGGTGCGCTTGATGTAGTCGGCAGACAGCTCCCCGGCATGCGGTGATGGCGCTTTCTGCCCGATCGCGGAAAAGGCGGAGTCGGCTTTGACTTGCTCACCGGCCATCGCTTCTGCGTCAGATTTTGTCTGTTCTTCCACTTTTGCTTGTTCCTCTGCGTCGGCCTTGGCTTGCTCTGCCGCTGCCGCCTCGGAGTCTGCGCGGGCCTGAGCCTCGGCCGCCTCAGCATCGGCGCGTTCTTTCTCTTCCTTCGCCTTGGTCGCCTCGGCCTCGGAGTCAGCGCGCTCCTGCTCCTTCCTCTCTTTCTCGGCGGCTTCAGCATCGGCGCGGGCCTTTACGCCCTGCTCCATGCTGTCCATTCGCCCGGAGAGCTGATCGAGCTTGACGCTAACAGTGCTAAACAGCCCGCCCACGGTCGCTTCGAGAAGCTTTTTCATGTCTTCTTCATTCATTTCTAAATTACCTTTGTTGGAAATATCCACCCCAGACGGGCCGTTACCTTTATCCCACACGCCATTAGTGCCGCATTCTTCTGTCACCAAGGCGATGTGATCGAGCAAAAACGGCTTACCCTCGATTAAAAGGGATGTGCCGCTTTCTTCATTCGTTATTTCGATGTTCTGTGAGTCTTCGTTGAATAATACCGAGGGGCTTGTTGACACCGTGCCTTTCAATATTTCCTCAATTACCCATTCAACATAAATACGGACAACCGCCCAGACCTCATCCCCTTTGATGTACGGGAGCATGACAGATCCAACGACTCTATCTTTAAACTCCTTTTCGTCTAATTTCGGTGCATCTGGATGATTTGCGATAACCGGCAGGCCATTGCAGCGCCTGAGAAACTCGTCGTTGAGGTATAGGTCAGGGTCGCGCCAAACAAACTCATCATGCCCCGCCCTATATGCCGCTCCGGTTCCCGTTATCCGCAAATTAACCAGCCAGGTATTAGAGAATTTAATCGGGGATAAAACGGTGCCATCCCGGATATTCTCGGCTAACTCAAGCTCGTTCAAATTCTCGTTTCCCTTTTTCAGTTAGGAATTCATCAGGGAGTTTTTGCGGCGCGTAGATGTAAATCGCCTGGCAACTGCAAAAAACCTCTTCCCCCACAGCGGTGATCTCGTCGTAATAGCCGTTCACCGGCTTAATCAGCCCTTGCTTTACCGCCCACGAATCGCGCAGCAGATAGATTTTCTCGTCGCGCTCTTTGTGGTCTTCCCGGTAGTTGTATCCGGGCCGCCGCCAGGACGAGTGCCACTTAACGGCGATTGCGCCACCCTGCTGGGCGATGATGTCCTTTATGTTGGCCGCCAGCTTATGGCCCTGGTCGATGGCTACGCGCCGATGCTCGAATGTCTGCTCGGACAGCTTGGCCCGTATTTGCGCCTTCTGTTCTACCCGGTCAACCGCATTGGTGCCGTCTACAGGGACAGACGAAACCCACCCCTGGAAGCGCTGAATGGTCTTCTCGATGGCGGCTTCACGGTTAAGCTTGATAAGGTTGGCACTGACGAAGATCCGGCGCTCCAGCTCCTTGCGCAGTTCCGGCTTGACCTTGGCCAGGGTGACTTTGGTCGGGCCGCCGAACGGCTGATCCCGGATTGCGCCACCGTCAATCACCAGGCGCTTGTAAATGGCGGTCAAGTGGTTGCGAGTTGTAGTCGGGCTGACTGTTTCGCGATTTGCCGCCGCGCGCAATCGGGCGCTCCATGACAGCAATGATTTCTCGCTATCCCAGCCATTGTCCACGTAGTAGTTAACAGCTTCTGTCAGCACCTCATAGAGCGTTTTAGGTTTCCTCGTCTTCTTCATTGCCTCCCCCCGTTGGCGGTGTCGGCGGCCTGTAGCTCTTAAGCTTATCCATGTCGAGGACGAGCGGCGCTCCCTCATATGACTCCAGCACGTTAATAACGTCTGACAGCCATTGAGCGGCCACTGCCTGATTATCTGGATCAAGGCGAGAATAAAGCGTGTCGAACACCTTGGTAGTCTGCTCAAGCAGCTTGCCTTCGCTGTCCTGACGTTCCTCCGGGGACTTCTCTTGCAGCTCTGGCCATGTAGCAGAGAATGACGCGCGCCACATGAAGAACGTCGTGAAATAGTCTTCGGTATAGAGATCGGGGTATTCGTTTTTGAGCGAGTTATAGAAATCCTCGTTCCACGCAATGTATTGCACGATCTCTTCGAAAAACGTTATCACCGGATCAATCGACTGCCTGACGCTATCGATATATTGAGCGACGGCCTTCGAGTCTTCCTTACCCTCGCCGAACCCGTTAGCAAAAGCCTCATCCTTCAGGATTGCCGCTGGCACATCACTGCCCGCTGCGATATCGGCAATAATGTTGCTCCGGGCTGAGTTCATGGCGCCATCGATGTTCTGCAGGTTCAGAGACTCGATCGAGTCGCCCGCCCCGATGTTCATTACCCCTTTATTTTTGATGGCCTTGATCATGCCCCGCTTGGCTTTGTTTACCATGCCCAACACACCGGATATTACAGACGAGTTCTGCGTCGTCTTGGCCACCAGCACCCCGGCCTTTTCGCTTACCAGGTCGTTGGTGATCATCGTGTTCACGTATGACCTTAGCGGGTACACGCAGCGCTGGAACACGCTACGGCCCGTAAAGCCCATGCTTGAAGACTGGTAGGAGAGATAAATCGGCGAGCCCGTGAATACTTTCATGGTTCGCGACGGGTGCCACTTCTTGCCCTGGATGTTCAGGTATTTGTCCGGCTGCTGGAAATCGCGAGTGTTCGGGTCTTGGCTTGTCACCATCGATCCAGCGGCGACGAGCGGGTCAAAGATATTGATAAAAATATCCTCTTCCTTCAGTCCCATCTTGGTGATCTGCTTGTAGCTGCTCACCGAGTCCTGGCCGATGCCGATTGCTGCGGCGCCATAACATCTGGCGTTGAAGAAAAGGTTCTTTATTTTCTGCGTGATGCCCAGGCGTATCCACGTATCGATAAACGCGTTCACAATCCGATCTTCTGCGTCATCGCTCACGTTATAAATGCGCGGCTTGAACATGGCCATTTCGATCGGCTTTTCGACCATCTTCCCGCCGAGCGGGTGATACTCCCAGATGATTTTGCACATCTGATAGCCGGTTTCAGAGCCTGGCTGAATGTCCTCACCCATCAAAAAATCTGCGAGCTGTGAGTTTAGTGCTGCGTTAATTGTTTCTTCAGCCATTAGAGTGCGGCTCCGTTACCAAATGCGATTATCAATGCGTACAAGTAGCAATCGAGCAGGTCATCAGCTCGTTTATTGGCGTCTTTGTCTGCCAGGTGGAAACCGGCGATTTGCCGCCATAGGTGGTTGGCCACTTTCTTCTTGAACTCAACGGTTTTATTGAATGCTGGTTCGGCAATCTTTGCCTTTTCGCAGTAGTGATGGCTGGACGCCATTACCGCGCGCTCGTCCTTGCCTTTAGAGGTCAGAACGGAGTCGATCGGCTTCATGTCCCAACCTTCCGTTTCGGCTTTTTGCAGCAAGACAGCACCGAAAGCGGCATCCTCAACGTGCAAGCCAAGGCTGCCCATGCGCGGCCTGCATATCGTGGCCAGTCGCTCGAGGTTTTCGTAAACGCCGGGGATATAGCTTTCTATCAATGACGCCTTGATCTGCACCACGTCGTAATCAATGATTGTCAGCCGTGGCGTGGTATAGGTTTGCTCGAATGCAAAGTACACAACGCCCGTTCCGTCATTCTCCAGGCCGCCTTTAAGGGCGGTATCCATAACGGCAAAGATGGCATCGCACGTTTCTGGCATCGGTACCGGCAACCCATCCACCAGCAACTTCTTGATGTCGAGTAGCGCCGCCTCCGACCAGTCAACAAACTCGGCCAGGAATTCCTGTTGCCATACTCGCGGATCGGTTTCTTTCTCGATTTTCTCCAGCTCGTCGGCTGGCATGTAAGGGTTGGATGATGTCGGCGCGTGATGCTTATGGAAGTTGAGAGACTCGTCGTGACACAAGGCATAGAAGAAGTTTTCGTCATTAATGCCATCGGGGGTAGAGAACACCCAGGCGCGGCCCCGGTAGTCCACCAGCGTCGGCTTAATCGCCCTTGGCCAAACCTCTTTCAGCATTTCCGGGGATTTGGTGAACGCCCCTTCATCAATGAGTACAGCGTGATATTTACGTCCACGCCCGGCGAGTTTGTTATCGTTCGTTACCCAAAAGTCGATCTTCCCGCCGTTCTTCAAAAGGATGCGCTTTTCTTGGCGCGAACTACTTTTGATTAATGGGGCGAGAGCCTCCTCGAGTTCATCGAAGATTTCCTGGTACTGCCGATATTGCGCGGTAAATATTCCAACCCTGCCCGCTATGGGTTTCTTAGCAGAGGGCACTTTAAATTTGTTGGTGACATAGCTTATTGCTATGGTCACCAGCATTACCGTTTTACCCCAACGGCGGCCGCAACAGACAACGTTATATTGATGCTCGCTGCCTTCTGTCCAAACCTTTAATTGCCCAGCATGTAATTCAGGGACGAATATCTCAGCCATTTTTCGCCCCTGCGTTTATTCGCTCCCCGGAGGCTTAAGAGAGTTATGGATAATGATCGGCTCGTTGCCGCTACCTTTCTTGAGGTTGTCTATTTCCGCCTGCAGCTTTTCATTCGCCAGCTTGGCCCGATCAAACTCAAGGCTCTTTTTCTGCTTGTCCTGCTCACTCACCGGCGGCAGCTGTCTGTTGGTGTAAACGTCGCCCACCTCTTTTGCGGCCTGCTCCATTAGCTGGGCCGTCATGCCGAAGTTTCGCTGCTTCTCTGTGCTGGTCGCCATGCGGTCGAGAACACGCAGGCGGTATGCCTTGTTGGCGATCGGGATGTCGACTATCTCGTTCTGGAACCGCTCACGGGTGGCATAGAATATTTTCACCCACTTCTGGGCGAGCGTCTTTCCTGCGGCCTTCGTTGGATCGTGGGACTCGACCTGCTGGCGGGATACCGTTAAGCCGAATTCACTTTTGACGGACTCGGCGACTTTTGACGGCGTATCGAAGCAAGCAAGACTTTGAATTATGAAGGCTTTAACCTCTGATTTTAGCGCCGCCATAATTTACCATCCGTCTATACCAGTCTAATATTTAAGCCAATTTTAGAAGGCATGTTCCGCATGCCCTCGCTATGTCGATCCCCCCTACCTCTGGCTGTTTGGCTGCTGCGTCGATCATCGCCTGGACGTCAACGCTCGCGCCGTATCTGCGTACCACGCCCACGAATTCCTCTACATCGTGACCGCGCAGTTTTAGCACCGGCTGCCCGGTGTCTTTGTTGAATTTCGGCGCGCCGAACTCGTCTGTAGCCTGGGCGATGTGGTAAAGCTCATGCTCCACCAGCGCGCAGAACTCCAGATCGTTACACTGCGCGCAGTAGTCGGCAGCGAGCGTGATGATGAATTCCGGCACCCGGTCGAACCACTCATGCATTTGCTGCACCATTCTGGCCTTCTGCCAGCCACCGGCGCGCATCGCCACCTGTTCCGCCTGGCCGAGTATCGCCCGGCCCTGCTTCTCGAAAGCGTATGATGCCCACATAAAACCGATATCGGCATCAGCCAGGTGAAAGTGGTCAGGGTTGCTGAGTTCGCCGTCATCACTGACGATCTTCTCGTTCACCCACTCCAGCACCTCGGCAGCGGGGATCAGTTGAATGTAAGGCGTGAGCGGATCGATGAAGTTAAGCGGGGGCATTGGCCTTTTCATAAAATTCTCATCACTCTATTAAGAGAGTCTCTACTATTTGAAAATACAGACAAAGGAAATTGGTTAAGTGCCACCTTGAAAAACAGATAGCTTGTGCTGAGTTTTCTATCTCTAATTCAAAAATGAAGAAGAAAATAATAATTCATCAGCATCAGTGGCCGGAGTGGCCGGTAGGTGTTACTAATAGCTTCGCTTGCGCATTACGCAGGAGCCTAGAAAGCTGCTCTGTGATGGATAAAAAAACCTCGCCATAGCGAGGTTAGTTCGAGAGAGTAATCTGCTAGTGTTTCTCGATTACTAAGCTTCCCATGCACAAAGACCGCCAGAAAATTATTCCGTTTCTTGTACACAGTTCCGGATACCCCCCGATCCAGGTTCACCTTATCCATTTACTCATTTGAAAATGGCCAATTTTATATTATTGAGTCATAACTTGGATTTATAAATCATGTCCTGCAGTATTTCCTTAGCTTTGATACATCGCACTATTGCTTGGTGCTTTGTACCGCCAGTTCCTGCAAAATGAAGCTGATGCACGCCCCCTCTATCATCTCTTTCAACACATGAGCCTATAGCACGATGGGATTCATTACGCAAGAATGTGAGTAAATTAAACGTTGAGTGAACTTCGTAAAGCTCCAGCTTGCTGATATTACCCATAAAAACTGATGTATCATACATGCATGCGTCACCAGCAGAACCAAAACCATAATCAATCCCAGCTTGGTATTTATGTGCATACCAGAGTTCTAATTGCGCCTCTTCTGTTTTGTTATATCCCGGCTTCTCTTTATAACTTTTCATATCCTAAATTTCCTAATCTAGATAGAAATTTCTCCAGTCGGATATTGTATACATCAAGAAAAGTGCAAGAGCCAGATCATTGAGAAATGTTACTTATGACGCCCATAAGCAGTTAACTGCCACTTAATCAGCCCATCTATACGTGATGCGCATACATCAAGCTCGTTCTGGGCCACCTGCAACGCTATGACGGCATCGCCGAATGTTGAGCCGGTAAACGGGGACTGTTCGCATTGTTGGAGCAGTACGGCGGGCGGGTACACGTAGATCAGTTTAGGGGGCGCTGGCGGGGGCCGTATCCTCTCGGCGCAGGATACGCTTAACATCATCAGGCAAATGCTGATTACCAGCGTCACTATGCTCCAGCGCCTTGCGTAGCGTTCGGTTTTCAGCATCGGCTTTGCTCCTTTTTTCCTGTTCTATCCGTAGCTGTTCTTCTGTAGCGCGGCGGTCAGCACTGGCTGAATCCTGCAATGCGGTGATCGTCTCGTCACGGTCTTTCACCGACTCCACCAGCTTTTCATTAGCCTTGTTGGCGTTGTCTAGCCGGGTTGTAAGCAGCGAGTTGTTCCACGCGATCAATATGGCCACCAGCAACAGGCCGATCAGACCGTACTTACTCATGGCTGTCATGCTGGTAGCTCCACATGCGGCGCATCCAAGAAGCGGGCCGGTTTATCGCGTGGGTTATCTGTCCAGGTCACACCAAAGCGCAGCCTTACGCCCAGCTCGGCTCCTGCCTGGTGCATAGCATCGAGCACCGGTAGCCAGCACTTATAGTTATTCCAGTCGCCGCCAACGGGGAACAGATCCACCGCATGCCCGGTGAGGTGTCGGCTGTCCATCGTCTTACTGACGCCCTTATTCACGTTCTCGCGCTGTTGCGCTACCGTTCGGACACCCTCGATCACAATAAAATCGACGGTGGTAAGCTCAAGCGCCCGGCGAACTACTGCCACTAACGCCTGATTTACTCCCTTGAGGTTTCCCTCACTGCGTTGGCTGAAACGGAAATTATTCATTGTGACCGCTCCCCATAGAACAACTGAGACACATTGCCCCGCGCCCGGAATACCGCCACGCAGAGCGTAATATTGAGAAGGGTTTCGGCAGGGTCGATTACTTTGTATTCACCGAACGCAATACGGATGGCAACCGTCCCGCTGGCAATAATGAGAAGATAAGCCAGCAGCGATGCCGATCGACTGAACTTGGCCCCATTCCGCCGGTAAGCCAGCATGCGGGCCGACATCAAGCCGCATGACAGGCCGTTAAGGATTGCGAGCAGTATTTGTAAGCTAATCATGCGGCCCCCTTCTCAATACGTCAGGATCAGACGCTCGTTGCGTCAATGCCATCAGTAGGCGCACTGACACGGCAGAGCTTACGATCGCCCCTATCATCCGCGTGGCGCTTACGTTGCCTGGCAAGAACGCCGAAATTAGCGAGGCGAAGAAGTCACAGGAAATTACTCCCACGACAAACGACGCAAAGCACAGGAGCACACGGATAAACAGCGTGTAATCCTTTGCGCTGATAACGAAAATTACGGATCCGATAAAGGCACCGATAAACACATCGGCAGCATCAGGCCCAGACAGCAGTCCGAGAAGCGTTGCCCCGCCCACTACCGCCGTTTCCGTTGCCCTCGAAACAGGTAACGTCATTGATAATCTCCTTTGTTCGCTCGTCCAGCGAACGCCGGGCGGTAGAAATGAAAAAGGCCCGCCGAAGCGAGCCTTTAGATAGGTTGATAATGATTACAGCGCGGTTATTTCTAGCCGCTTGCCCAGCGCCTTAAGCGCAGCCTCTATCGTGTCGATTTTGGTTGCGTGGTTCAGGGTAACGATCCGGTTAACTTCCTGCGGTCTTGTACCCAGGCGGCGGGCCAGTTCTGCCGGTGTTGTGCCGGTGGCGATCATGGCGTTAAGCAACAGCACCTTAGCCGCCACACTCGCTGGCACATCGATAAACTCTTCGCCGTCAGCGCTTGGCATCGGTACGGGCCGCCGATCTTCAAAGTAAAAATCAAACGCCGTTACCAGGGCGTCTTGCGCCAACGATAGCGCCTCTTCCCTGGTATCTCCGCCCGTTAGTGCCTCCGGGATATCCGGGAACGATACACACCACCCGGTTTCGTCATGCTCAAATTTTACGGGATATCGCATATTTGACTAAGTGAACCTTCGCGAGTAACCAGCCCCGGAGGGCTGGTTTATTATTTAAGGCCAAGTTGCTTGAGAATCGCTTTTCTCAGCGGCTCCGGTATTTCCTTCCCCGGATGCCTTGGCATTATCGTCTGCTTGCCGTTGAGGTAGATTTTCAGGTGGTTGGTACCGTTTGAAAACTCCGCCCCTTGTGCTGCAAGCCAACGCTGAAACTCGCGTTGCTTCACTTCCTCCTCCTGTTTGTTTAACTTGAAATCATTATAAACATTTTTGTTTATACAGGCAAGAGGTAATCTAAACATTTTTGTTTATTTCATGCTTTCGGGCTTCGGGTACGGCTGCGGGGTAAACAGCTTGGTGTTGAGTCGCTTCCGCGCCCGCTTGTTCAGAAACTTGATATAACGAAACTGATTGAAGGTGTGGGCTGTTGCCCGGTGTTTGTTTGCCTGCAGGTGTAAGCCACGCACACCGGCTTTGCTCGCCTTCGTCGTCAGCGCGATCTTGTGGTACCACTCGCCATCCAGCTCGTAGAACGTGCTTTTATGGCTGCCCACATAATCAAAATTGCTTGCCTGGTACACAACGCCGAACCGCCCGCACCGCTCATCAGCGAATGTCTGTACCCACTCAACAGCGGGATAAAGCAGCTTGATGGTTTTCAGGGCGTAGCTGATTGCGCGGGATTCCGTGTTGCGTGGCATCCGGTCATGTACCCAGAGCCGGTTTAGCTCCATGTATCCACGGTTGCTGGTGCCGGTCACAACTTTCGATCCGCTGCTGGGGTTCATTGCGTAGCCCCATTGCATCACGCCCACCAGCTCGCGCCCGTCAAAAATCCCCAGGTGCAGATAGGAGTTATTAACTATCCGTTTGCTGTAGTGGAAATTAACGATCACCAGGCGGGCTAGCCAGGCAGGGATCGTCGCGACGTGCAAATCAACGCAGCCATAGCCGACCGTTTCGCCGTCGTACACAATCGGGAAAGGCTTCCCGGTGGCGCGTGACACAGCGCCTTTTTGCTGCTTCGTCATGGTCTTTGTACTCCAATAACTCTTGGTGTACCCGTGACCGTAGGAATGGGTGCGTCAGGCCCGGTAAGGCTCGAACCTTCCGGGCCACCCTCAACGAGCGTTAAAACGCAAAAACCCGCACTTGGCGGGTTCTTTAAATTTCAGTCATGTGACAGGCATTAAATTCCCATCATGGGAGTAAAACTAGTCCATTTTCGCCAAAGAGTCAATCATGCTATGCCGTCACGGTGGCCAGCATCGTATCGGTATAGCTTTCTTCCTTGTAGCACTGGGTTACCAATTCCTCATAGAGCGGCTTATAGTCACGCCTCCACGTCGTTTCAGCGATATCCATACCCACCAGCGCCAGAGCCTTACGCACTTGCTCGGCGGGCAACCGTGCGAAGCCGCGCCCGCTACACTTACAGCACTCTTTCGTGATGGGGATCCCGGCCGCTTTGCTCTTTACCCTGTCCACTACCACGCCCCGGCCATCACACCGGCAGGCGTTGCTGATCACCTTTTTTCCCTTACACTCAGGGCAGAGAACTCTGGCTATTTCGCGGTGTTGGCGGTGAACCTCATACCCGGAAGGAATGACCTTTAAACCCCATTCAAGCGATTGATGCACGATCCGCCCGGCAACCCATGGCATGTGGGCCTTTGTTGTGAATACCTCGGCGTCAATAAACCCAGTCCCGGAGCAACAATCACAGGGCCGCACACTAGCCGCGCTGCGCGAGTAATCCTGATAGGCGAATACAGTCATCACAGCCAGCGCGCGGAGCTGCACGTCTTCGGCATGCTTGGCCATGGCCCGATGCTTGATCACCTGGTCGCGGGCAAAAGCAAACAGGCTATGCACGGCGCTGGCCGGTGCGCTTATCCCTTGCTTGGCCAAGAACAGATCCAGACCGAACCCACCTTTCAGGTCAGCCAGCCCCATAGCGGCCATCATATCGGTACCGGTGAGATTATCTGATGCGGTAGCGCGTGGCGAATCGCTGAATGTGGGCGATTTAGGCGCAAAGTATTTTGGAATAAACTCTAATCTCATGATATTTCCCCGATAGTGATCGCGCCGGTATCGCCCCAGCGCTTGGTAACCCGTACATCCCATACGGAGCAATCTTCGTTATAAATGGCGTCCATCAATGCCTTGAGTAAGTTATCGGCATCAGGCTTTTGTTGGTGCGGCTTACCGGCCATTTCAGCGCGTTTCTTCTTGCTCCAGCTCGGCGGCATGGGCAGCACAAAGGTAACGTGATAGCCGCTTTCCGGCAGCGAAATCCGGTTGTGTCGTATCTCATCGCAAAACGCGAAATACCGGAGCACCGTCGGGCGCTTGGCCCAGCGGTCGCGCTGTGTCATTCGCGGCTTTGGGAACGGGACTATCGCGTATGTTTTCATGCGTTCTGGGCCTCCATGAGCTGGCGGTATTCGCAGCGGGCCGGGATGGTCAAGCGCAAGCCGCGTTGATGCGCCCACATGTCGATCTGCTCCAGATACCGGGTCATTTCGCCGGTATCGAGTAATTTTGTCGATTTCACATAGCGCGTTTCGCCCAGGATGGTGATCGGCTTCGGTGGGCAGTACAGGTCTTTCAGGTGCTCGTGAACGTCGTCCTGATTAAACTTGCCTTTCCCGGTACGCGTCAGTTGTGAGGCGACTTCGCCGTTCCACTTCCACATCAGCGAGTTCTGGCTAAGCGAGCGCTTCTCCTTCCATTCAACGATGCTCACGCGGTAGCGCTTACCGGTCGCCAGCATGTCTTTCAGCACTGGCCATAGCTGGGCCTTGGTTGTTTCGTGCAAGCAGAAGTCATCCATCACAGATCCTTTCTTGCTGCATAACGACGGCCAGGCGCGGCTTGTTGTGGCTTGGCCCGGCAAATTTGCGCCGCATGCGCCTGATCGGTAGCCATGAAGTGGCCGTTATTGAATTCCTGGTAAACAGTCCCCTGGATCCCGAAACGGTTTTTCGTAACGATGATTTCAGCGTAAGGCGCTGCCGGGCTGTCTTCTTGATACGCAGCTTCGCGGTACAGCATGATGATGCTGTCTGCGTCCTGTTCGATGCTGCCGCTGTCGCGCAAGTCTGAGTTTGTCGGCCTACGTTGGCCCATAGGGCGCTTCTCAACGTCGCGGGAAAGCTGACTAAGAGACATCACAGGGGTTTTGAGGTCTTTGGCCATGCGTTTCATGCTGCCGCTGATGTGGGCAATCGCTAGGTCGTTGCGTTCGGCCCGAGGCTTTTCAATTAGGCCAAGGTAATCAACAAGAATTAGCGAAAGTTCCGGGTATTCACGCTTGTGCCGGTCTGCAATAGCTCGAATCTGTTCGATTGACAGCTTTGAAGCGTCAATAACCCAAACCTGCAGATCAATCAGTCGCTGAATACCCATCGAGACACGGCCCCACTCTTCATCGCCCATGCTCTTTGCCGGGTTGCGCAGAACCGAAACAGGCATGTTGGAGGCGTTGGCGAGTTGGCGCTCAATCACCTGATGCGCGCTCATTTCCATACTAAAAATCAGGACGCCTCTAGGCTTTACAGTGTCACCGATACGGATCGTCGTTGTGGCCACGCCCTCGGCTACTTTGATCGCAAACTCGGTCTTACCCATACCAGGACGGGCGGCAACGACAACAAAATCCACTGGGTTTATGCCACCGGTAATCTCGTCCAATTCTGGGATCCCGGTTTTCAGCGTGTCCGATTCCTGCCCGTTTTTGTTCCGATGCTCTAGCAATTCGGCATAGGATCCGAGCAGTTCGTTGATGTGGATTGGCCGGTGCTCGTCGTGCGGCTTCGCTATCGAAAAAATCTTGCTCGAAAATGCCTGTATGCTTTCCAGCGCCCGTTCGTGGTTCTGCGCGCCGGTGATCAGGTCATAGCTAGACTCCATGAGCTTTGTGAACTCTCGGATCTGGTAATACTCGCCAACCACTCGCGCGTAGCCTTTCAGGTTGGCGACGGACGGGCCACGGTTACGGGACATGGTTTCCATGATGTCAGCGAAACACCCCTCGCCCATTGCCTCGGCTACCAGCAGGCCGTCGATCATCCCGCGATTATTTGCCTGGCGGGTGATCTCCCTGAACGTGTCCCGGTATAGCGGCACGGAAAACGCTTCGGGATCCAGGGTGGCAATCACATCAGCTGCGTCAGGGCTAAAGCCGCTCAGTAGCAGGCCGCCGATCACACTGGCTTCGATATCGATATTATTCACAGGGTTCCCTCCCGTACTTTACGCAGCGTTTCAGGCTTCATCAGGTATTCAAAATCGGCATGCCAGCCGCCGCCGTCCGGGCCGCCAAAGTAGAACTCGCGGGCATCTTCCAGGAATGCAGAAAAGTAAGCCCGGAACCCGGCAGGCGTCTTGGTTGCCAAGTGCGTGACCAGTTCCCGGATCGCTATCTCGCGTCCCCTGTCGAGTTCTACCGGCGCCATCCGCCCATTGGTCACGTCGTTGTAGACGTCGATCACCGCTTGGCAGTCGATATCTACGCTGGTTTTCTGCCAAGCTTCGGCGTCGGACAGGTAGCCATCGAAGCGGTTAACCCTGCAGATGCTTATGGGCTTGGCTACGGTTTTGCTCTTGCGCTTCCACGTCAGCACCACCCAGCGAACAACCAACTGCAGGTCTTGCAGGGTGTAGGCGCTGCGGGATTTGGTTTCTGTCAGGAGCACGGCAAAGGGTTCAGCAGAACGACAGGATCCCTGTGTAAGCTCGTTGTAATACTGCAAGGCCTGTTTTGCTTGTGAGAGAACTTCCTCCGAAAACTCCCCCTTGGGGGCTTTAGGGGGATCTGTATTTAATGTCTTTAGAACAGTGTCTTTTGTGTGTCCCTGTTTTGGTGACACCCCTGTCACTGTTTTGGTGACACTTTTTGTCACTGCTTTGGTGACAAAGTCACTATCTTGGTGACAATCTGGTATTTCCCACTCAGAAAGGTTCTTGTTTGGGCCAATTTGCATGCCAACACGTAACAGAACACGCATAGCGATCAGCTCATTCTTGGCCTTGTTAACCTTCTGGCGTGGAAGCCGGGTTAGCTCTGCCAACTGGCTATCTGCAATGCGGTCAACCTTCTTGTTGTAGCCATAGGTTTTACGGCAAACAGCATGCGCCACCTTGGCCTGATTGCGCGTCAAATTAGCGCCTATCAGTTCCTCATACAGTTCGTTGGCCAGCCGGATATACCCATCATCGGTATCGGCCACGCGACTCTCCTCACGCGCTACGGGCGCGCGGAATTGAATGATTTCAGCGGTGTTACTCATGGCGCTCTACCTGCCTTGCCAGTTGCACCTTGCGGAACTCCTCCACAAAGCGCTTTTGCACTTCGGGCGGCAACGTGCCGATCGGGTCTGGGCATTTCAGGTAATCCGCCTGGGTAATTTCTCGTTGTTGCGTAATACGTTTGTTTTTGCGTATCATGAGTTAAACCTCGCACGGTTTAAAAAAGACCAGGCCGAACTGTTCGCGCAGTTCGGTTTTGTTTTTTCTTGAGCGGCTTATCGCTCGCAGTTGTGTTCTTGTCTGCCCAGGCTTTCGCGAGCCGGTAGCAGTCCTCAAACATCGCCCCTTTTTTGCTGGCTTGTGAGCATCGCCGGTAGTAATCAACGCCAACATTTGCCCCCCCTGCGCGATTGCGGGACTAAAGCCATCGCCGACCAGCTTCTGCTTGATGTGATGCTCGATAAATTCAACGTGATTCATCAGTCCCACCCCAGCGGCCCCGGTCGGCTGCGTTCTGCTTTCAATCCGATATCAGCCAACGTTTCGACCGACGCCAGATAAGCGCGCGATACGAGCACGGCTTCCGGCGGCGCCGCTTGAATGCCGAGTATTGCCAGCTCCTTCGCCATCGTTGCGAAATGCCCCTCGGCTTTCCGGCGGCTGGCAGTCGATTCGCTGATCCCAGACTTCTCCGCGTAAAACTTCTGGCCGACCGACGCAAGTCGGTTGAGTAACAGCCCTTCAATCTCACGCGGATTGAGGATCGGGGGTTCTAACTTTCGTGCTATTGCATTGTTTTCCATTGATAATTCACCTTTATTGGTCGTACACCCTTTGTTAGCTGGCCAGCGCCTGATTTCCTGTAGGCTTAATTTTCACGCGAGCGAATACCAAGCCCTCTTTCAGTACGGGGCGAAGTCCAGCAAATGCCCGAGTTCCGTGCTCAATCTTTCCAGCCATATCAGGTGACGCCCTGCGGTATCCGTAGGCGATTTGGTCGAGGTACCCGATAGTGGTTTGTGAAAGTTGAGCAAGATTTTTCCAGTCTGCTTTTGAGGCTTCTTGTCTCCAGCGGAGTAAATCGTTGCTCATTTTGCCTTTACCTTCTTGGTTAAAGATAAAGTGAGTTTATCTTTATGATAAATTCAATGCAAGGTGATTTTATCAATGCGCACATTTATCATCTTGCTAAGAGATGGGAACATCTAGGTATGGAAACTAAAGACATCAGACGCAAAAACTTGCGCGCCCTAATGGACTATCAAGTCCGGGAAGGGATCAGTAAGGCAGAATTCGCGGAATTGGCGGGGCTAACCAATGCGGCCCAATTGAGCCAATTAACTAGCCATACCCCTGTAAGGAATATTGGCGATACGATCGCGAGGCGAGTAGAGAAGAGTTTAAACCTCCCTCATGGCTGGCTTGACGTTCCTCACGGTGTTGATGAGCTACCACACAACAAGAACACTCAGATTGCCCCCCTATCTGGAGACAATTTCAGTTTGTCGCAGTTAAGAAACAACTATACTGATCATCCATACAGGATAGAACTTATGGATTCAGAGCATAGTTGCGGGGCTGGGTATATGAACAACGAATATCCCGATATAATACAATCTATTGAGATCGACCCTGAATATGCCAAGCGTATGTTTGGCGGGCGACCGGCGGAGTCGTTAAAGATATCGACTGCGACGGGAGATAGTATGAAAGGCACGATCGCACCTGGTGAGTTGGTTGTCGTAGACATCACGGTGAGGTCATTTAGAAGTGATGGGATCTATGCGTTCACGTACGGTGAAGCGTCCCATATCAAGCGCCTACAGATGGTTAAAGATCGCCTGATTGTGATTAGCGATAACGCATCATATGAGCGTTGGGAAATCGACATATCCAATGAAGAAAACCTTAATATTGAAGGGTTTATCGTTGGAAAATGGCAAATGGAATACTCCCGCCTAGGTTAAAATCCTCTCCCAAAGTAATAAAAAGCCAGCCTCGAGCTGGTTTTTTTACGCCTTAGATAAAAAAGATAAATTTATTTATCATTCCAATTCATGCATTTACCTAAAAACCCCCCATTTCGAGCAATTTATTTATCAATTTGGTATTTACCATTATTTATCTTTGAGATAAATTAACTCCACAGACAGCAACATCGTCCCCCAGACCACCGGGCGCTCTTTAACAATCAGCAAAGTCGGATGAAATACCGGGTTCACGGGTAGTTCTGGCGCATAACGAAAACCAGTCGCGATCCGGCTGTGACGGCGACCAGGGGCAAGTGATGTCGGGTATGAAACGTAAAGAGATTTTACACCCCCTCTTATTTATCAGCTTCGGCTATGACGGGTGGGAGGGAATAAAAGCGCGGGAGCCTGGCCCAGCATGAGAACAGGCGACAACCGGAGGGCGGCATCATGTAACAGATAAGCGATATCCCGGCTACGAAGTAGCCAGTTCCCACAGCGACGCACCAGGGGAAAGGAGGCGCATAGCGCACTGGGCAGTTTGGCATGGCGACCCATTAACGCAGCAACCAGCCTTACATGAAGAGTGGATTTACCCTGCTGCTGCCACCAAGGGGCGGCAGGCATGAAACCACTACAGCAGAGGGTTACACGATGGCTACGCAGATTTCTAAGCAACAACTTAAGTCAATTTTTGATCAGTATGGTGCCGACGTTTCTGACCGTCAGCTCTTGGATACCTTGGATCAGTGCAACGAGCAAGCCGACGAAGTTTACAACGACTACACCGGCAATCCATTACCGCCTCGCACTGCTACGCAATGGGCGCACCACTTCGCAAGGGGAGAGGCCGAAGAACAACGGTGTGAAGGGCTTGCGGCAGCTGACTTCCAGCGCAATGCATACGGCTTTGACTAACACCCACCGCGCCCCACGGGGCGCACAACGGAAAGAGCATTAGGGCCTAAGCGTGAAGCGCGAAGGGCTAACCACAACACCAGGGGAAGGCAACGATGATATGCGTTGCAATGGCCCTAGTGCTCTCCCCGTTGTGACAACTGGCCAGAAGCTTCGGGGGCGTTGCTTTTGGTCATCACAACAACCACGCTCTTAGGGAAAGAGGTTAAACCTTGCAGTTCTTCCCTCTCAGCTTAATGAGTTTTTCTTTCTGCTGGTTTAGTTCTTCTTCAGTATCTGCAATGGCTACAACGATGTAATCAACCGGCCGGGCACGAACAAAGCAATTCATGTTGTTCATAACCATGTCCGACAGTTTCTCAACCACAAAACTCTTCTGGGTTTCACTGTGCTGAAGCACAAAAAGATCACCTTTAATTTCCATCGAGGTTTCCATGTTTGAAGTTAAAAACGCAACCATCCTGTTTCTTGAGGAAGGCGATTTTCAGAACCCGGATATTACGATCGGGGATGGTGCATTAAAAGATGAAGTCGATCGGGTGGCCCTTCATGCAGACGTCATGATTTATCAGAACGTGATGATAAAAAACCGGTTCGGCCAGGCTGTTAAGTTTCCGTTCTCACCTCCTTTAGCGCCATAACACCTGTAGCAAGCCCGGAGGGATGCAGACCAAATAGGGCTTAAAAGTAAAGGCATCTGATGCCGGGCATCACCCCGGCCCCGCCGAGTAATTCCTTAATCATCGCAAAGAACCTGCAGCGCGGGTGCTTTGTCATGCCACGAATCAGGAGAACCACATGAAAACCATTCCCAAAATTGACCGGGAGCGGCTCGGGCAGTTGCTGCCCGGCTCGCTGCTAAAGCTCGGCAGCCAGATCGTAACGTTCGACGGTTGCCGGGTTGCTCTCGATTACAAACAGCGCCCGACGCGCTTTGTCGAGTACACCGGCCCGGATGGCTGCCAGCGGCGCTTTGATGAAGATGTCGTGCTGCAATCGGCTACCGAACATCTTGACGCTGAGGCCTGCGCGTTTTGTAGCAAGTTCCGCGCGCCGGAGGATCGGAAGGCTGTCTCTATCCAGATGTATCGGGGTTCGGAGCGGCACATCTTCTGCGTTGATGGCCCTTGCGCCGAGGCATACCAGGCAACAATCAAGCGCCCACTTACGCAGCCAACCCGCCAGAACGTTCGGAGGTCACCATGGGGAGCTTGAAACGATACCGCAATGGCCAATTTCTATTTCGGCTTACTGGCGATGACGTCAATAACCGCAACGTGAAACCGAACGCAGGCAGTGAGTGGGTGTTTTACTCCATCGTGTTTGTTATTGGCATTCTGGCTCTGGGGATTGTATGGAATTAGAAATCATCGAAACCCCAACGCGCCAGCAGCTGGCTGCCGAGCACTTCATCCTTTCAATCTGCATCGCTAACCATCTCGGCCCTGAAGACCTCGATCGGCTCGCTCACCGCCTGGCTGAAGTCAATGCCATCGCCGATGCGCACACCGTTGGAATTAACCATGAGCACTATCTTTCGAGTGATCGACACTGAAACCACCAGCATCGAGGGTGGTGTGGTGGAACTGGCCAGCGTCGATATCGTAAACGGCAAGATCTGCAACCCCATGAGCGACTTTGTACGGCCCTGTGAGCCTATCAGTTTTGAGGCTATGGCTATACACCACATCACCGAGGAAATGGTCGCTGATGCCCCGCCTATCGACGCAGTGATAGACCGGTACCTAGGCGCTGACCTCTATGTCGCGCACAACGTCGCTTTCGACCGTGAAAAGCTCCCCCAAATCACCTCCCCCTGGATCTGCACGTTGAAGCTGGCGCGCAAGCTATGGCCGGAGGAAAAGCACGGTAACCAGTATCTTCGGTACCGGTTCGGGTTAAATCCTCATGTACCCGATGGCCTGCATGCGCACCGGGCGCTTTATGACTGTTATGTCACGGCAACCAACCTGCTTTACATGAACAGCATTGCGCGCTGGAGCGTTGCCCAGATGCGCGAAATCACCTCACGGCCTTCCCTGCTCCACACCATGCCGTTCGGCAAACACAAGGGTAAAACCTTCGTTGATATCGCAGCACAGGATCCTGGTTGGTTCCGGTGGGCGTTGGCAAATATGGAGCTTAACGAAGACCAGATTTACACCATCAAGCAAGCTATGGGGGCAATGTTCTAATGGGTACTCCAGTGCTAATCCTCGGCGACTCCGGCGCGGGCAAGTCTTATAGCTTGCGTAATTTCAACCCGGAAGACTGCCTACTGATCCAATGCATCCCCAAGATGCTCCCTTTCCGTTCCAAAGGCTGGGCGCTGCATGGCCAGCTTGATAGCGAGGGCAACCCGCAGCGCGGGAACGTGTTCCGCACTGATGCATGGGATGACGTTCTTGACAAGATCAACCGAATGGTGCTCTCGAAAAAGCGCCGGGTGCTGATCATTGATGATTTCCAAGTCGTCATGCAGCACGAAAACATGGCCCGCGCCTATCAGACCGGCTACACGAAATTTACCGAAATGGCCGATCACGTCTGGCGCATCATCACGGCGGCGACGCAATTGCCCGACGACATTCGCGTTTACTTCCTCGCCCACACAGAGGAAAGCGAAGGCAAGATCCGCATGAAGACCGCAGGCAAGATGCTGAATGAAAAGCTGACGCCCGAAGGCTACTTCTCGATCGTGCTGCGCGCCATCAAGAAAGACGGCAAGCACGTTTTCATGATCAAGGGCGATGACAACGACACCGCCAAAGCCCCGCCCGACCTCTTTCCAGATCAAACCGAAATGGAAAACGACCTACATGCCGTGGATGTTGCCATCTGCGAATTTATGACTGACTCACTTGGAGCTATTCGATAATGCAACCAATGACTTTTAATTTCGATCCAGAGCTGGCTAAAAAGGCTGGCGTCGGTACCAGTATCAGTGAAAACGGTGCCTATGAAGGTGCCATCATTTCCGCTGTTTACACCTTTGGTAAAGACGGCAGCCAGTCACAAGGCCTGGAGCTTAGCCTTGATTCCAACGGATCTCGAGCCAACTATCTACGCATCAACTTTTTAGGGCGTGATGGTGAACCCACTTTCGGCATGGGCCTGATTTCCGCCCTTCTGTGGGCAGCAGGCATCAAAAGCGCTCAACCGGTACAAGTTCAAGGCCCGGAGGGTGCTGAATGGCATAACCAGGCGCTTGAAGGTAAAAACGTTGGCTTGGTGTTGCAGAAGACGCTTTATACCAAGCAGGACGGTGGCGACGGCTACAAAATGGAAGTGCGGCAGGTGTTCAAGCCAGGCACGAAAAAAACCTACGCCGAGCATGCTGAGAACGCACCGGCCGAGGCTGTAGATAAACTCGTTGCCACCCTCAAAGACCGTGACGAACGCGATCCGAATGCTGGTAAAACGCCAACGCATACCGGCGGCCAGTCACACGCAAACCCTTACGCACAACAAACCACGCAAACGTCGAAGCTTCAACAGGCTGCCGCCAACCGCCAGAACCACGCCGCGCAGCAGGCGGTACCTGATTTCGACGACGACATACCCTTTTAGGCCCGCCAACGAAGCCCGCTCCGGCGGGCTAATGAGGTGACCCATGACCGATCAATCAAACCGTGGCAAGTCCCCTCAAGAGGTCGTAGATGATGCGATCGCGCAGCTCGACGGCTTGAAGAAGGGAAAGCCTGTTAAGCCTCCGGGCTGGTACTACCTCGATGCGCTGGAAGCGGAGGAGCGGGCAGTCATTGTGGACGGCAAACGCGTTCTAAGGGGATCTGATGAAAAATGAGCAGATAGAGCTTATACAGCATGCGCTGGGCATCAATGAGCATCAGCGCGAACAAATCGATGCAGCCATGGCAGCAGCGCCTACTCCTACCAAGTAATCGCGCTATAATCCTCCCAACCAGGAGGGCGAATGAAAAGTAAAATATTAGCCGTTATAATTGTTTGCATGCTGGCAATCGCTGTCGCCTATTCATTCTATGGCCCAATGGTTAGGGCGACCGTTGATACAAATAAAGCTGGCACATGTTCATTTGATTATCCGATAAAAATTAGCATTACAAACCTTACTTTTCATAGGCTAGCGCGAGTAAACCTAGAGCTAGAAGCATGGAGAGATGGGCGATCTATTAATGTACTGTCTTGGCGATACTTCACTTTTGATAAAACCCTATCCCCATTTGAAACTGCAACATTATGTTTTTCAGACAAAGCGGTGAGCGTCACAAGAACAACAAAGGACAGTAGCCTTTTTGATGAGGTAGTTCGCGACACCAAAGAGTCGCATAGACTGACACGAGGCCTAGAAATAGCGATAATGAACGTTGAGCCTGAATATTTATGAGATATCGCAAATGTCTTACAATCTCGCAGATCTACCCAAAGACGATATGGACAAGGTGAACGTTGACCTTGCAGCGTCCGGCGTTGCTTACAAAGAGCGAATGAACATGCCAGTAATCCCTGCAGAAGTAGCCGCTCAGCAGCCCTCACACCTTCGCGAATACTTCCTTGAGCGCTTGGCTCATTACCGTGGCGTCAGCAAGCAATTGCCCACCGGTTCCGCGCCGGTCTATCAGCAGATGGCTGAGGCCAACGGCAAGAAGTAGCCGACAAGCACCACCAATCAACCCGCCAAGTGCGGGTTTTTTATTACCCGGAGGCCGTCATGCGGCACATCATCCGTGGCGATCCTTCCCCGCTCGAACGCCAGGCCGCCGAGGCCGCCCTTTCCGCTCATCAATCTCGTTATGGCGACTACGGACGCCGCAAGGTTTCGGAGAGCTATCGCGTTCAGGTCAGCGGGTTAATCGTCACCGTCGAAATCATCAACAGAAAATCCTCTTACGTGGCCACGCCCATGACCGGCGCGCGCCGACTATCGAAAATTTGCGGGAGCTAATCATGAGCTTTGCATACAAAGAACTGGCTCAAAAGGCAGCCGAGGCCGAGCGGCGCGCACAATTCGCCGACGCGGCAGCGATCTGGAACAAGGCCTATTACGAAGCGCGCGACCGTGACCAGTCGTGGGTTATCACCCGGATCGATTTCTGCAATAGCGCGGTGAAAAACGCCTGGGGGATGTGGCAATGACCTATCAGCTCATCTATGCCGATCCGCCTTGGACGTATGGCAATAAAGTAAGTAACGGCGCGGCCGGTAACCACTACAGCACAATGACGCTACAGGATTTAAAGCGCCTACCGGTTTGGTCTATCGCGGCCCCGAATGCCGTGCTAGCGATGTGGTACACCGGCACTCATACCGAACAGGCGAAAGAGCTGGCCGAGGCCTGGGGCTTCGAAGTGCGCCAAATGTTCTTGTTCACCTGGGTGAAGTTGAACGAAATGGCCGAACGCACGGTAAACGCAGCGCTTGAGGATGGCGGCCTGGTCGATTTTTATGACTTCCTCGATCTGCTTAACGGCGTCACCCGGATGAACCCCGGCAACTATTCACGCGGCAACCAGGAATCAATGCTTGTTGCAGTGCGCGGCGCAGGCCTGGAGCGCGCCGACGCGGCAGTAAAACAAATAATCTATGCACCAATAAGCCAGCACAGCACGAAGCCGTGGGAAGCCCGGCAACGTCTTGAGCGGTTGTATGGTGACGTGTCACGGATCGAATTGTTCAGCCGCTGCGAGGCGCCCGGCTGGGATCATTGGGGTGACGAGTGTCCCCGTAGCAATATCAACCTGGCTCAGGAGTCGTTTAAACAACAAAGCCAACCCCAAATTATTCCTGAAAATATTCAGGAGACCACAAACACGGTCTGGCCCCAGGAAGTTAATTCTCTGTTTGACCAGGTGGATACCGCCAAGAGCCTACCCGCGCACCTGCAGAACAAACTGCGCCACCACATAAACCGCATGAAGCTGGAAGGAACCCCAGCCGAAGCAATCATCCACACAGCAACCACTTTAACCGCCGCAATGGGAGCGACAACATGATCCGCGAGCTGATAGTAGATAACTTTGCCGGTGGCGGCGGAGCTTCCACAGGGATCGAGATGGCCATTGGCCGCAGCGTTGACATTGCGATCAATCATGATGAAAACGCTATTGCGATGCATGAAACAAATCACCCGGAAACCCTGCACTACTGCGAATCCGTGTTTGATATCGATCCCGTCGCTGCGACCGCCGGGCAGCCAGTCGGCCTTGCATGGTTCAGCCCTGATTGCCGCCACTTTAGCAAAGCAAAAGGCGGAGCACCGGTGAAGAAAGAAATTCGCGGTCTTGCTTGGATTGTGATCAGATGGGCGCTAACGAAGCGTCCGCGCGTGATGATGCTCGAGAATGTTGAAGAGTTTAAAACGTGGGGGCCACTGATTACCGAGCCTTCAAAACCTAATTTACCAAAAAAATTAATGGCTGAATTCATGGGGCCAGTTTACCCAGAACGCAGCTACCCAGATCCGGCCCGCGCTAAGGAAACGTTCGACGCCTTCGTGGGTATGCTTACCACCGGGATCCCGGCCAATCACCCGGCGGTGGCTGAATGCTGTGAAATATTGGGACTTAAAGCTGATAGTGATGAAGTCAGCCGCCTAGTTGCAGGTCTTGGTTACGTTGTCGACCACCGCGAATTACGTGCATGTGATTACGGCGCGCCAACTATTAGAAATAGATTTTTTATGGTGATGCGGTGCGACGGTCAGCCAGTGGAGTGGCCAGTCGTGAGCCATGGCGACCCTAAAAAACTTGAAGTCCAAAGCGGCAAACTGAAACCGTGGCGCACAGCTGCGGAATGCATCGACTGGTCTATCCCATGCCCGAGCATTTTTGAACGCAAGCGACCGCTTGCAGAAAACACCATGCGCCGCATTGCCCGTGGCATTCAGCGCTTTGTGATCGACAACCCCATGCCGTTTATCGTGAAGTGCAACCACACAAGCACCAAAACGAATTACGATTGTTTCCGGGGCCAGTCACTGGCAGAGCCTTTGCAGACGATCACTAAAACCCACGGTTACGCGCTGGTGTCGCCACACATCACCAAATTCCGCACCGGCGCCACTGGCCAAGAGTGTGATGAGCCGCTTTCCACTATCACGGCAGGCAGTTCCGAGCGTCCAGGCGGTAATGGGCATGCCATGGGAATGGTTGAAGCAAAACTAACGCCGCTCATTGCCCGTATTGGCCAGACAGGCTTCGGTGGCGATCGCCTCGCCTATGATGCGAATAAGCCGCTGACAACCGTCACGACGAAAGCGGAGCACCTGGTAGTGGCTCCTATCATTGCGCGCCAGTTCGGTAACAGCGTTGGTCATGGGGTGGATGAACCGAACGGCACTATCACAGCTGGCGGTGGTGGCAAAAGCCAACTGGTAGCCACGTTCCTGGCCAAACACTTCGGCGGCAACTATACCGGCCCCGGCGCAGATCTGGCCGAGCCAGCTCACACAGTGACAACCGTCGATCACCATGCCCTGGTAACGTCTAACCTCATCAAGATGCGCGGCACAAATATCGGGCAGGAAGTTACCGCCCCCCTGCAAACAGTAACGGCCGGCGGAAATCACTTCGGTGAAGTTCGCGCCTTCCTGCTGAAGTATTACGGCACAAACATCGGCCACCCTGCTGATGATCCATTGCAGACGGTCACCACCAAGCATCGCTTTGGCTTGGTCACGGTTGAAGGCGTGGATTACCAGATCATTGATATAGGCATGCGCATGCTGCAACCGCATGAGCTATACGCCGCGCAGGGTTTCCCGTCCTGGTACATCATTGATCGAGACTATCGCGGAAAGAAATACGCGAAAGATAAGCAGGTGGCGCGCTGCGGCAATGCCGTTCCTCCGCCGTTCGCCGAAGCATTAGTCCGGGCAAATCTGCCGGAAATGTGCGTACCACGCCAGGAGGTGGCCGCTTAATGTGGATATCACAACTGAGAACGCCTTACGCAACGTAGCCAAGAAATGCAATGAGGCGCTACACAACGCGATAGAAGAAAACCCCAAAACCCCATTCGATAAACTATCCCGCCCGATCATCATGAGCCATTTCGCGCAGATACAACCGCACGGCATTAGCCTGGCCAGGTTCCTCTACACGATCGGCATGCTGAACGGGCGATTCACTGAGCGATAAATTATGAGCAATAAAAATAACGTGGCAATTCAGCCGGTGCTGGTCACTCGGTCGTATGTACAGCAACAACTGGGCGGCATGTCTAGAACGACATTTTGGCGCAGGAAAAAACAGTGGGCAAAAGAGGGTAAGCCATTCCCCTCCCCGGCCCCCGGAACAAACCCAATCAACGGTGGCGAACAATACCGCTTCAGCGACGTTATGCGCTTCTTCCGGGATCACGGCTTCATTGATGATACACAGGCTGATATATGA